ATTGGCTCATAAAATTACCGCCGCCACCGCCACGAGCGTTTAGAGCGTTAACCAAATTCTGGCCTTGGTTGTAATTCAGATAGGTGCTTAAGCCGCCGGTCAAAGCATTGGCTTGACCAACTGTACCCGCAGCGCCAGCAGCAGCGCCTGATGTCATTAGGTTGCCCACGTTGGACGCCATGTTCTGCCCGGCAGCGCCAATTTGACCTGTAGCCGTTTGGCCATAACCCGCCAAAGCCGCCAGACGGTTGTAGCCTGTGGCCTCTCGCGCCACATCGGCGTTGTAGCCCGTCAACGCCCGGTTGTAGGCGTTTTGGTACTCTTGACTGCCCATTTCTTGCCCAAAGCGTTGCGCGGCTTTCATGGCCCCGCCAGAGATCAAACCGCCCCTCGCGGCAGCGCTTCGATCCAGCGCTTTCTGACCTTCGGACAACCGAAACGCATAGCCAGGGTCTTGGCCTAAGCTGACTTGGCCAGTAAACGCGGCAGGCATCATGTTCTGTTGCGCTTCAAGTTTTGGCAACGCACGAATGCCAACTTGACGAAATGGCTCTTGCAACGCCGCTTGCTCTCTAAACGCTTGCAGTTGCGCATCAGACGCGCGGCTGGCAGCGTCTGCCTGAGTGCTGGCCGCGCTGCGGGAAGCGCTGCCACCCAATAATGCGCCACCAAAAATTGCGGCGGGGATCATCCAAGCCATATCAAACTCCTTCGCTTAAAAGCTGTGCAATTTTATGCACTTGCCGATTATCTACAGGTGCGATGATTACGTCATCAATCTCATCTTCGTCAGTGCAATCAGTTGCGTGAATGCAGTACCAAACAACGTCTGTCAAAGAGCGAATGCCATGGTGCTTACCTGCCTTAACGGTTATGCACGCTGGGGCGTGCATCACGGTAGAGTCACCATCAACAATCAACTCAACTGAGCCTTTAGCCAGCACCGACAAATGGTCAAACTTGTGCGTGTGCTGAACCAACCATTTGTCGGCAGGAATTAATGTTTCCTTGGCGTAAACGCCGCCGCCAAAATGATGCTGGACGTCAGGCTCAATAAACTTCATTAAGTTACCTCACGGCCACTGACGCGCATGTTGATAGCTGTGGCAGTGCCTGCAATGGTGCTGATGAAGTCGCCCACACCCAGCACTTGGCCCACCAACTCGGGGAAAGTATAGACCTCAGACGCTTGGAGCGTTTTGGTTTTGGTGATCAAGTTGGAGTTGCCCGCAGACCCAGACACCGTGACCAAATTGACGCTGATGGTCGCAGCGCTGCCGCTGTAGTTGGTCGCGGTAAATTTGTCGATGATGGCCGTAACGCCAGTAGCTGTGTACTGGGTGGTCTGGGTGGCCTCGACGTTTTTGGCAGGAACAAGGACTTTGACGGTGACTGTCATGGGTTACTCCAGTAAAAGGCAATTGTTAGCGGCAGCTTGCATGATGACCCAATTGGTGCCGTCAGACACCATTGTCGCCCAATTGCCTGCAACTGCCAAGAGGATTGCGGTGCCCGCCGCACCGCCCGCTTGGGGGACGACATTGCTGGACGCTGACACCAGCGTTTGGGCTTGATAGTTTTGGAAGGTTAAATACCCACCAGGAAATGCGGACGCAGTTGGCAAGGTGACTGTACAAGTCGAGCCTGACTTATTGTTGATGTACCAATTGCTGGTGCCCACTGTAAAGTCTGCCACTACAGTCACCGGCACGGTTGACAGCGCCGCAATAGATGCGTTGACTGCGCCAATGTCAAGAATGGGCTGCGATTGCAGCGCTTCAATTTGCTTTTGCATCTCAGCAATCTGGGACACCAACGCAGAACAGCAGTCGGTCAATACGTCAGGAACTGGTAAGGTAACGACCGGCGGCAGCGTTTGCAGTTCCTGATTGACCAAGCGAAGCGCGGCATCATAGGACGCAAGCAGCGACTCGGAACTAAACGTAAGGCCAGAATCGTCAATAACCCCCGTGGCAACTTGATTGAGCGACAAGAAAAACAAATACCACGCCCGGTCAATCAACCCGGTACGCGGGTCGATCAATGGCACCCTGGGAGGTGTGATGGGCGTCGGGTTTGCGTTGGGGCTAGGCATTGGTTGGGCTAATGATTAACTCGGCGCCCATGATGGCCACTTTGACCGGGTCAGTCATGGACAGCTCATAGACGCGGTCTCTCAATTTGACTGTCATGCCCAGCCGCCGCCAAAACGTCCTGTGGCCATACGCACCAATCCTGCCAAGTGGTGACCAATGCTCATTTGACCAAGTGTGCCCGCCGTCGTCCGACCAACGCAACATGGCTTCGGGGTCGTAGCCTGGTGCAGCAGGGTATGAATTGGTGACAATTTCATAGCCTGTAATGTCAGTGTCTGATAATTCATATTGCCCAAGCGGTTGAAAACCATCCCCTGCTTCAGTGGTCAAGGTGTCGCCTGATTGAGTGGCCAAATAGGTCTGCACATACTGAGCCACAAGGTTTAACCCCGACTCGGTGTCTATGTTTTCGCTGGCGTATGCTGGGTATAGATTTAATCCAACGCCCGTTTCGCAATCTAATTGCAAGCTGTGATGGGCCGTGCGCTTGAGGTTGTTCTGCCCTGTGGGCAACGCCCGCCAGGTGCGCAGCCACTTTTGAATCTGTCCATTGTCAGCGTACACGTCAAGGTCAAAGGCGTAGATGTTGCCGTTTTCAAAGTCGCCAACGACAATTTTGTTGTTAAACGCCATCTGGCAGTTGCTACGGTGCCGGGTAAATTCACCTTCAACAAAACCCGCCCGTTCGTGCCAGGCTTGGGTGGCGGCGTCATACACCCAAGTGGTGTTAGCCGTGGGATGTTGGCGTATTGCTGGATTTGCCATTCAACCGCATGGGTCGATATGCGCTGGCCTTGGTACCCGTTGGCCCTGTAGACGATGCCTTGCCCCCGGCGATCCCGGCCCAGCCAGAAAAGGCCGTTGTCCATCTTGGCAATGGAATAGGGTGCCGCGCAACCAAGTTCGTTGAACGCGCCTTGGATGCGTTGCAGGGGAAAGTCTGTGGCACCTGAGTCGTACCAGACCTCAATGGAATTGGTGCCAAACGCCCAGACTTCGCGAAAGTTGGACACCACGGCCAGCAAGCCGTCGGGCGATCCTTCGGTGCTGGCAAACTCAAGCGGGTCAATGGACGTGCCATCCAAGAGTGTTGTGATCCACATCTTTTGGCTATTGGGCTCGTTGAACACAAAATAGCCGTCCAGATAGCAGACCGTCACCGCACCGGGAAAGTCAGGGTCATTGATCTGACCAAAGGCGTTGGTGGTGTTGTTGTAGATGTAGCTGGGGCCGTTGGCTGCAATGAACAGTTGCGTGCCGTTGTCGGCCATGCTGACCGGCCCAAAGCCGGCCACGGTGCCGACTAGCGTGGGTGTGTAAGTGTTGTTGATCTTAAAGAGCTGCGTGCCTGATACTACAAAGCCCACACCATCGTTGGGCGAGAACGCCCACAGACCGCGAATCGGGCCAGTGCCCACCGTTGACAAAAACGCCAGCCCTGGACAACGTTGCAAAAATGCCGGCTCTTTACCGCCCTCGGGGATGACTTCTGGAAACAGATTGACCATACGGGCATCCGCAGCATTGATGCTGCGGGTCACGTAGGTCGAGCCAAGGATGGGCGTTTTCATGCGACGTAACTTGGATACCACTTAGTTGTTGTAGCGTCGTAAGTCATTGTTAATGCCTTACTAACCACCGCTGTGCCCGCTAGAGCAATATTTCCCGCCGTTGTCCAGGTAAATACGCCCGTTGGGATTAATGTAATCGTACCGCCACCAGTAGAAATTGGCGCTGCTGCCGTGATAGTTACCACTGCCGCTACCCCAGAAATAAAGACAACTGGTGTTGTCGGGGCGATTGTTGTTGCGCTTGCAATGGTTGGTGCAGCCGCGCTTACGGCGCTAAAGCCGCTCAATGAAAGGCTTGTGCCTGTGGCTGCGCCAAGGACAGGAGTTACCAAAGTTGGCGTAGTTGCAAATACGGCAGAACCTGTACCTGTTTCATCAGTTAACGCAGTTCGTAAGTTGGCGCTACTTGGCGTTGCCAAAAATGTTGCCACACTGGTACCCAAACCACTTACGCCGGTTGCAATCGGCAGCCCTGTGCAATTGGTCAAAGTGCCACTTGCAGGCGTACCAAGCACAGGCCGAACCAAAGTTGAGTCGGTAAACAACAGCGCGTTGGTGACTTGTTTAGTTGTGCCTGACTGCACAATTGGCAAGACATCAGTAGTGGCGGCGGCAGTTGCTACGGGAAGGGAGGTGATTGCAATGGTGGCCATGTTAGTAGTTTCCTGCGTAACTGTTAAAACGTTGACGGGTGGCGATCAGCGAATACGGCATTGACATGATGTCATCGGGGTTGTTGATGCGCTTCAAGTTGCGCTTGGACGTCATGGCGATGCGTTGCACTTGGGGGCTGGGCTCAACACCAAACTCAGGCGCAAATTCCATGGCCAAGTTGTACACAAAAGCCCGTAGGTACCCAGGCGGGAACAGAATGTTGGTCGCCAAATTGGCCGGCTGACTTAGCTCTTGCACGCTGACAAAGTGGAACTCCAGCAGACGTGTGGGGCGCGGGTAGATGTTGATCGTAACGTCTGGGTAAGTCATGTTGACGAACATGACTTGGGGGAAAGTCGAGGTCACAGTCTTGACCGCGATGCCGTTGTACTGTTGTTGATTGATCAACTTGAGGCCATACGACACCCCGGTGCCGGGGTCTTTGAAGTAGGTGGCGTCGTCAACCAAAACAGGCCGCACGGCGGTGCCGTTTAGGCGCACTAAGGAACCGGTGGGGCCAAGGGTTTCTTCAATGGAGCCGACCGGCCAATTGACGATCTGGTCAATGGTGCAAAAGACAGACAGACGCTCGGTGTTCCAAGAGTCAATCATCTGGTTGAGCGCCATCAAGGCGTCTTCAGACACTGATGCCGCTGGCGTTTCGCCCTCGGCCAGCACACCCAGCAGCCGCAGCGCCCGGTTGATCTGATCGGCAGCAGAGTAGGTGGCCATCTTTACGCTCCTAGTTCGACCGCCTCAACAACAGGACGGCCACGTCTACGTTTTACTTCCTGTGGAGCCGCCTCTTCAACAACATCAGGCGTGTCAAGAGTATAGCGTGTCCAACCATTTTGTTCATCTGCTACAGCTTCAAGTTCCATCGACGCAATCTTTGCGCCGTGAACGGGGTGAGACATGTAAATGATAGGCATTATTCTTCCATGGGTGTTGGTTCTGGCTCATCCAATCTACGATCAAGCATTTGATAAGCGTTTAAAACCGCTTGAGCTTGAGTCAGAAAGGCTTGCGCCTTCCCAATCTCTTGCTCAAGCGATTGAATTTCCCCAATGAGAAACTCTTTGGTAATTACCATCAGGCAATCGAGCTAACCATGATGTAGTAGGTCGTGCCGCCGCTAACCACGGGGATGGTATGGCTGACCACGGGCGAACCCACTTTAGCGCGGAACACGCCAGTTGCACTGACCGCAGGCATCAAAGCAAAGTTGCCCACTTCGCCCGTGCCCGAGTTGGTCACGCGCAAGAAGGATGCATTGCTCCAGGTGCCGCCAGATGCAAAGTCAGAGTCCAGTTGCAAAGCCGCCAAGGTACCGCCGGGGTTGGTGGACGTGCCACCAATAGTTGCACGAATGGCGTTGGCCGCGCCGCTGATAGTACCGCCAGTGTTGACCGAGGTGCTGACGTGTGCGCCGTTGATGGTGCCGCCTGTAGCGCCGTTAGCGCCAGTTACGCGGGTCAAAAAACGAGCAGTTTCACCAGAGCCAGTCGAAGTAAAGGTCAGCCGGTTAAAGTTAAGACGAGTGTCGCCCGACGTTGCTGAAGTGGTGGCATACGCGCCGTTCAGAACACCAGCAGAAGTGATCGCAATTGGATCGTTAGCTGCGCCAATTTGAAACGAATCCAGTTGGGGATCGGCGTATGCAACGCCAATGGGTTTGTTATTTGCCATGATTAAATTCCTTTATCAGTTCCAAAAGGGAAAAATGGGGGCAAACGCCCCCATTAGGTTTAGGCCATTTTGTACACAGTGTACGCAGCGTCGCCGGTTTTAAGGAACCGGAACATTGCGCTAGTTGTGACCGCCAGCGCAACGAAAGCGTTGCCGCCGTCGGTGATGCCGGTAGCGGTTGCCAGTGCTGCGGTGCCCGAACTGGTGCCGATGTTAACCAGCGACAGATCAAACGTGCTGCCAACGGTGGCGTTGGGCACGGCGGCGTCGATCAACGCTGCGGTGGGCAAAGTGTAAACGGCGGGAGCACCAGAACCGGGGTTTGCAACCAGCATCTGGTTGACCACTTGAGCGGCGGTCAAAGTTGCGGTTGTAGTTGCGGTTTGCGGTGCAGCCATTGCACTCATAAGGGTTTCTTGACGGTTGCCAGCACCGACTTGATAACCACCTGCGCCATTAGGTAAAGCCATGATAAATTTCCTTCAAAAAGATGTTACGAAGAAAGGGGCC